GGACGCGGCGCTGCCGTTCGGCGTTAGACATCGGCGTGCGTCTTGCATCAGGTCTGTTACCCCACATGAACGCGGGGCGGGTTGGATACCCTCTCGGGTCGGGGTGCCACGCGGCGATGTACACCAGGCGTGGTGCTTTTCGGAATGGGACGAGGAACGCGCGGATCGTGCGGTCGTGCAGTCCAGACGCATCCATAAGTTCGTGGTAGGTGTGCGGCGCGGTCATCAGCGCCTCGATCAAGTTGCGGATGGCCAGGGCGTTCGTGGTCGCTCGCTTGCCGGGGATCTCCCACTTCATCTGTCCTCCCACATCCATGCGTTGTACGGGTTGTCCCGCTCCAGTTCTTCGGCGGTGTATGGCGCTGGTGGCTTAGGTTCACCACGCGCTGCTGCGAGTACGGCACGGGCAAACAGAAGTGGACTGAAGCACGAGGGCCAGCCTGGGCGCGTTGGTGGGTTGCACTGTTCGCTGTTGGCTATGGCGTTGATCTCCTCATCGGTCAGCGTCAGCGCTGCTGCAGCCGAAGCATTGAAATCCTCTTCGATCCTTCTCTGCGCTGCGAGCAGCATGGACGCGCCGGATGTCGGTGTTGGATTCGGTGCTTGTGGGGCGGTGTATAGCGGGCGCCAGTCGTCAAACGGTGGCTCGCCTTGCCCTTCATCAATGCGCAGCGATTCGTCTGGGGCGATCCACGCCACCGGCCCACCCCGCACTGCTAGTGCTGCGCGGGCATAGTTGCGCATCTGATCGGCGGTGAACACTGGCATGTCGCCTTGAGTGAATCGAAAATCAGGGTGCATGCCTGTTGGGCTAAGGTATCCAAAGGGATCAGGCAGAGGCGGCAGGTCGTCGTTGGTCATTGCTTCCTTCTTTGGGAACCATGTGTCCCAGTTATCGCTTTGGTTGTCGCTCATTGCTTCCCCTTCAGCGCGGAAAGTCTCTTTTGGTTTTCAGTCCACGCCTCGCTCAGTTCAAGTCCGTTCAGGTGCTCGCTGATTTCCACAGACAGCGTGTAGCGACTCTCTGAGTTCGATGGTGTATCGACCCACCCGGGCGGCTGAGACAGCAGGTTCCTTGCCCTGCGCAGAAGATCAACGGAGTCCCGCTGCCCTTGCGCATAGGCGGCACGAATCTGCTGCACCGTGTACAGCTTGCGCCCGGTTGCGGTTTCGTACCCTGGCTCTGGAAGCACCTGACCTGGACGGTAGACATCACCCTTGTGCGGCTTGAATCGCTCTAGCCATTTCATGGTTGCTTCTCCTTCAGTGCGGCGCGGGCTTTGTCTACGGCATCGTCTAGCGTGATCTGCCCGCAGTAATCAGCCCATGACACCAACACCGGCAAGTCATACCGCAAACGTGTGTCGGGCACGATTTCGCTGGCGTATGCGCGTTGATTCATTGGTCGTTCTTTGATGTTGTCGCGTAGCCACCGATAGCGCCGCGCGTCCGCCTCAAGCTCCTGAACGCGCGCATACAACGCAGAGTGCGAGCACTGGAGCCTAAACACCTCGTCCTTCTCGGATTGCAGTGCCTTCTCCAGTTCCTCGATGCGCGCCTTCTGCCGTGTGAACAGGCCTGCGGTGTATCCGTACTCTACGGAGATGCCTTCTTCAAGCCTCCGCATTAGGTTCTGTGGGCCGTAGCCTTCGGCGTCGCAGTGCGCGGCCCAGTGCTTGTCAATTTCCTCGGCTGCTGCCGCCATGACCGTTCTCAGCCTGACGGCTTCGGCCTCAAGCTCGGCAATGCGCTTCGCCTGAGCCTCAAGTGCTTCGGCGGCCTCTTGGCACTCTGTTCGCTCGGGTTCGTTTGCAGACCACCAGCGCAGCCGCTTGATAAGGTCGTCACTGGTCATTGCTTCTCCTTCAGTGCGTCTGCGGCTAGTGCATACATCCGTTTTGCGAGCCCGATTGCATAGGCTTCTTGTGCGTACACAGGCTCGCCGCATTCAGCGCCAGCCCACTCCTCAGCAATGTCGCGCAACGCGCGCTCAAGCTCGGCAATGCGCGCGGTTTGTGCCCGCACCTGTTCAACGACAGCGGACTCATCGCAATGAACGTCATACGGGCTGCACTCCATATCGTTCGGCGGGCCGCACAGGTAGCTGATCTGCGAGAGCGCTGCTGACTGGGCTTGTAGCGCGCATATCAGGCAGACCGCGCGTTTGCCGCCGCTCGGCTTGTGCTTGTCGCACAGTGGCGCAGCGTCCTCTAGTTCCTCGATGCGCATCTGGTCGGCGGTGTAAAAGGCTGGTGTCTTGAGATAACCACCCATTTCATAACCCTTGCGCACACTTTCCGTGTTCGCTGCAGTAGCGTAGGTATCGGGTTGATGTGGTCGCGGCAGCGGCGGCAGGTCGTCTTTGGTCATTGCTTCTCCTTCAGTGGGGCCGCGTTCTTGGGTGTTGTCATGTTGTCTGCTAACAGGCTGTGGCGGTGTTATGCGTCAGGATCGATCCCTAACACTAGTTGGGCGTCTTGCTGCGCTCCACGGCTTGGCTGGCCTGCAACGCAGCTTGCTTCTTCAGGTGTCGGCGGGCCGCCGCAAAGGCGCGCTTGTAGCCGGCGGCAATCTGCTCGTCGGTCTTGCCTCGGTAGCACTTCGGGTGCCATGTGCCGTCCAGCACCGCGCACACGCATGGCGTGTAGCCCAAGGCGCGCTCTACTTCGCGGTCTGTCACGGCAGGTAATCCCCGCCGCACTCAGGGCAAGGCAGCGCGTAGTCGGTCATCGGGTCCATGCCGTCGCCGCCGCAGCAAGGGCACTGCGGCTCGTCGCTGAAGTCTTCGTCGCGGTCGTCCCAGTAGTGCCCGCTACCGTCTGCGCGCTCTGGCACCGGCCGCCCAACCCCTCGCTCAACCTGAGAGCCAACGGCGCCCGGGTTCTCGTGGCGCTCGCTCGCGCCGGTTGCTTTGTCTGTCATCGCGTTGGCTCCAGGTTAGCTCGAACGTTAGGCGTCAAGACCGACAGGTCCACCCAGCGTGGGTCGGCGAATCCTGGAAAGATCAGCGTCCACGTCTTGCGGCCGTGCGGCCTGATGCTCGGCGGGTGGCCGCTCACCTTCAGTCCCGCCGCGTCTGCGATGCGCGGGGCGAAGTAGTCCACGTCGTCAGCCTGCGCCGCTTCGGTCCACGGCACCAGCAATAGGTCCAGGTCGCGCGTGAAGCTGCCGTGCGCCAAGCAGGCATAGCCGTAACTCCACGCGATGATGCGGGCCTGGGTGAACACCCGCGCGTAGTCAGGATCAATGATTCCAAACGACTGCGCCGCAGGCGCGCCGCCAGCGCCGTCCTGCTCCCATCGGAATGATGTGAACGCTTCGTTCATTTCTTCCCCCAGTGCCGTTTAATCACCCACCAGACAATGCACCGCAGCACAAGCGTCGCGGCGACGATGGCTGCGGACGAGAGTGCGAAGAATGCGCCGTCATTCATTTCAGTCGCACTCCTCTAACGAAGCACGCTCATAAGACTGGCGGGCCAATGCTTTCTTCTGCGCGTCAGTGAAGGTGCTCCAGAGTTTTTGCACTTCTTCGCTGACGTAGTTTTTCCATTCATGCACAAGGCCAGAGCAGTCCCAGGCTGGGTCTTTCCAGTCACGTGGCGTAAAAGCCTTCATTGCCGTCACTCATACGCACGTCGTGGTGCAGTTACCTCCACCGTAGCAGCAGGTCGTGCAGATCACCATCTTCCCGTTGATGAAGTACGTGTGCGTGGAGCAGTACGCCAGGGCTGCCGTCGAGGCAAGCGCCAGGGCAAGGGTGATGACGAAACGTTTCATGGGGTTTCCTCCAGTGGTGTGGTTGAGTCGAGTTGGTGCGCCAGGTCGATGGCGGCGTTCTGCATCTCGAACAGGCAGTTCTCAAGGCGGGCGATCTTGGCATCCAGCCTGGCGATCTCGTCGGCCGCCGCACGCTGCAGCACCAGGCTGGGATGTTGGTTGATGAGTGCTTCGCGCAGGTTCACGTTACCTCCTGGAAAAACTCTGCGTCGGTGTCGAACAGCTTGGTCAACTCCACGATGCGATAGTCCCGTTCGAGCCAGTCCTCCAGCACGACCTTCCTGGCGCGGGCCTCGTCGGGTGCTGTTAGACAGACCCTGGCTGTCTCGTTGCGCTGGTGGCTGTAAGCCCGTATGTAGTAAGCGGTGCCGATCACACCTCCTCCGTCGCATACTGGTCGATCCAGCGGATCGCATCACGCCGGGCGAGCTCGGCGCTGCCGTATCCCACCCCGGCGTAGGCGATGACTTCCTCGACGTCCTCGATGGTGTACCCCCAGCTCCCCGGCTCGTCCTCGCTCACGGTGATGCAGTGGCGCTTGTACCAGGTGGTCGACGCGCCGGTGTCGTCCTGCACTTCGCGGTACAGGTAGTCCGGATCCTCCGGCTCCTCCTCCTGCGGCACCAGGTCCACCAGGTCGGCGTAGTAGCACAGCACCTCGGCGACGGCCTCGGGGCGTTGCTTGCAGTGCCCCTTGAGCGTGGGCATGCTTTGCGTGACGAACGCATCCATGATGGCCTTCATGTTGCCCACCAGGTCGTCGGTGTACTTGTTCTCCGTCACGATGAACCGGCTGAACAGCGCATCCAGCGCCTCGGCACCGAAGTCGTCCAGCATGTCGGACACATCCTCGACGTCGCCCATCATCACGGCTTCGATGAACTCCGCCTCGCGGGCCTGGTTCCACTGCGGGCCCTGGTTGCGATCGACCTTCCAGGACTCGTAGGCGTCGTTGTCGAACCCCTCCCAGGTGGCCTCGTAATCCCGCCGCGCTGTGTGCGCAGTGAGTGCTGTCGACCCGTGGCTCCAGTAGCTCGACCGGGACTTGTACCCCTTGATGAGCAGCGCGGGGTCCCAGGCATAGGTGTTGGCGAACCACAGTGCGCCGTGCTTGATGCCCTGGTCCTCGTTGATGACCGACAGCACGCCATCGCTGTCCATGAAGACGAAGCGGTTGTTGCCGATGAACTCGGCCAGCATGCGGCGGAACCCCTCGTCGTGGATCAGCTCGGGGTACTTCGACACCGGGCCTTCGAGGAAGTCCTTGCAAAAATGCCAGGTGTCGCTCTTGGTCTTGTCCGCGTCGTTGCCGGTATCGAGGATGCCGTTGTGCATGAGCGCCACCTGCCCGGGGACCACCACGTATGGGTGGCAGTTGGTCGTGTCGGTGTCGCCGTGCGTGGTAAGTCGGGCATGCAGCGCCATCGAGCGGTTGTCATCGGGCATCTGCTCCACCACGCGGCGGAAATCCTCGACGCTGCGCGGCAGGGTCTTGACGATCTTCATGCCGCGCTTGTTGCGGTACATCAGGCCGAGGCCGTCGGAGTTGTACTTGTAGATGCTCTCGATGAGCCCGGCGGTGCCGAGCAGGGTGGAGCGCATCTCGTTGCTGGGTCCGGTGAGAATAATGCACATGGTATGGATTCCTTTCAGTGTGGGTCAGGCGGCAACTGCGTAGTCGGCTTCGTCGGCGGGCTCGATGGCAACCGGTGGTGCCGTGTTCCTCGGGGTGCCGTGCTTGGGGTGGATGGCGTACCACTTCGCCAGGTGGGCGTACTGCCCGGAGTGCCTGCGAAGCCACGACAGGAACGCCCCGCCGTTGAGATTCTTGTAGCTCTCCGAGCGGCAGAACATGAGCAGGGCGTGCGTGAACTCCAGCTGTGCCAGCAGCCGCTCCTTGCGCAGCGACGCCCGGAAGATCCGCACCTCGATCGTGTTGTACGAGCCACCCCCAGCGTCAGGGTCCAGGCCCAGTCGGTCGACCTCCGACTGGCGAAGGTTCGACGTGTTCACCATCACATACCGGCTGGACGATTTCCCCTTGAGCACCTTGGCCGGGGAACTTATCGTAGATGAGTCCACGTCGAACCCGGCGTACGTCTGTGCCTGGTGATCCTGCGCCGGGTGACGTCCTGCGATCTGACGGATGAACGTGGCGTTCTTCGTGTCGTTGAAGAACGTGATGAATTTCCCCAGCGTGAGTGCTGAGAACGCCCGGCTGTCGATGTGGACGTGCATCCCGCACCGCCCGGTGTCCCACGCCCGCAGGGAGGGCGCAGGGGTCCAGGTGGAGAACTTCTCGACGTGCCTGCCGAGGCTGGTGGGCTGGGTGACGATCTCGATGCCACTCGCGCTGAGCGACCCGTCCGACTTGTATATGGCGTACGACGACCTGAAGTGATCCCGCATGTCCTCGATGGCGTCGCGGACCCCGTCGCGGTACTTCGTCTCGACCTCCAGCTCGATGCCCATGTGGAAGTCACCATCGACGCGGGTCTCGAACGACCTGTCGATGGACAGGTGATCCAGCGCATCGGTGCCGTAGGACAACCGCCCGTCGTCCTCGTCCTCGTCGAAGTCCGGCTCCTCGCTCAGGTGGTAGCAGTCGTCGCTCTCCCAGTAGAACACGTCGTCTCGCCGGGCGTATCCGCCGTGCGGCTCGACACACACCACCTCGTCGTCCCAACACCCCTGACAGACAGTCTGCTCGTCCAGACCCCCGAACCCTCCGATGGTCTGCATGTCGCAGCGCAGCTCCACGTGCCCGCAGTCGGCCTCGACGGGGATGTAATCGTCCCATCCCCTGGCTTCCAGCGCGAGCGCCACGCGCTCTGCCGTTCCGCTGCTGTACGTGGCCAGGTTATCCAGTGCGTCCCGGATCGAATCGCCCAACTCGCGCGACTCGGTGTCGTCGTCGCGCATGGCCTCGCGCATCAGGTCCGTCAGCCGGGCACGCCGCACGCGCGCCGCCATGAACGTATCCACCCTGCCCATGTAACGCGACCTCGGGAACCGATGAGCCACTTCTCTCGCGGTGCGCGAGGCGGTGGCGCTGTTCCGCTCCAACAGCAGCATGCGCAGGTAAGTCTGCTTCAGGTCGTCGGGCCAGTATTCCTTCGGCAGGTCGACGCCGTAGGCGTCCAACTGCGGGCGTTCGCTGGTCGACCAACTCTGGTGGCAAACCGAGTTAGACCATTCCGTCGGATCGCTAAGAACGACCGTGACCTGCATGTACCCATGCCTGCCGTAGACTTCCAGCCATGCCGTGGTGAAACCGTGGCGGTTGATGACGACACGCAGGCCGGTCTGCGGGTCGATGGTCGGCACGGGGGGCTGTTCGCACAGCGCCTTCAGTGCTTCGTACGTCAAGGGGAGGTGGGTTTGCATAGGTTTCCTTCGGTGTAGGCGCACGCGAGCCACCTGCTCTGCCGTGCGGGTCGATGTATGCCGGGCACTCAAGCCCGGCCCTCGGTGTCGCGCCGTATGCTCGGCGTTCCATCTAACTCGTTAGTGCTTGGTACTGGCCAAGCCGAACTCCTGCAGCATGGACAGCCGCATACCCACGGTCATGAGCAGCAGCCCCACGTTCACCATGTGCTGCGGGGTGCACAGGTCGGTCATGTCGCTATCCCTGATCCAATCCTCCACGGCCTCCAGCAGGTCGCAGAAATCCATCTCCTGCTCGTCTGATGAGTGCTGCGCGTCGGGGGTCACGGCCTGCCCCGGTCATCCACCCAGCACATGCTGCTGGGGCTGTCGTCATCGAACCAAGGGTCGGCCTGGTCCGCGGCTTCGCTCAACGCCTCGAACGCGCGCTCGACGTTCATCTGCTCGCTCGTCGTGCCCAGGCGTTTCAGGCTGCGCTGCGCGCTGATGTACCGGTGCGCGGCCCGCACGAGGGCGTGCATGTCGTCGGTGAACAGCTCCTGCATGCTGGGTGGAGGGTAGTTGTCTTCGTTCACAGGTACTCCCGGTGGATGTGCTTGGGCCGGCGGTGCTTGGCCGGGGTGAACCGCACGACGGGCTTGATGGGCGTGCGGGGCTTGGTACGCAGACGCGGCACCAGCAGTGTGGGCGGCGGGCGATTCATGTGGCTCCTTCGGTGGGGTGAAATCTAACGTGTTAGTGCGAGGGTGTCAACGCGCCATCGTGGCGACATCCAGTGCGGCCAGGAAAAACCACGTCCAGCATGCGGCAGTGGCGGCGATGAACAGCAGGGCTCTCCAGTTCGGTGTCATGGCTTGGGTTTCCTGTGGGTGACGAGGGCGAGGAACAGCCGGGGGTGCCGGCGGGCGATCGACAGCACGGAGTACGTGCGTCGCTTGTGGGGGTGGGGGGTCATGCGTTGGTGGGCTGGGACTGGGTGGCCAGCTGCAGGTCGTTACCTCCCCGCAGTTCGCGTTTGAGCTGGGTCAGGAGTGCGTGGCGCATCAGGCGGCTGCGTGCGCGCGGCCCGATGAGTGCTGCGATGGCGTCGTACCGCTTGAGCAGATCGACGGGCATGCTGACTGAGATCCCGTCGGTGACGTCGCCGCGCTTTTCGTCGAGCAGCGGAGTCTCCGCGCTGACCAGGGCCAGGTGCGGCAGTGCGTCGGTCAGCAGCTTGCGGCACGCGTTGGATACGCTACCGAAGGCCAGCTTGATGGACGCAGCCCGCACGATCGCCGTCGCACGGGGCGACATGGGTAGCCGCACGATAGTGGTCTCGCCGGCCAGCGAGTTGCTGCGCAGTCGCATGGGTTTTCGCGGCATCCCGTACAGCGGCGGGGCGGGGTCGCCCATCACTATGCGGATGTTGTCGTTGGAGATCGAGGACATGGCGGCACGCACCGCCTCGTCGAACTTGGCCTGTCCACCCATACGCACCCGCAGTGCGCCGATCACCAGGGATCGCCAGAACGGAATGTCTGCCGGCACCTTGTAGTTCCACGCCAGGTCGACGACGCGGCCCAGGAGGATTCTGTTCAGGTACGTGGCTCCCATCGTCGGCCGGTTGGCTTCGATGGGATCGTTGGGGTGCAGTTGCACCGGGGGTGGTATGCGGTTGCCAAGCCCGCCGTCCTGCACCAGCAGGTCGGTGCCTTCGAGCACCAGCTGGGCGATAAGTTGACTAACAGACACCGAATCGGGCGAGTCTCGCACAATTCGCTGCAGCAGCTTGGACACGCCGACGGGTAGGGTGATGCGGTGACGGGGCATCTAGGGCTCCAGAGTGATCGTGTTTGGAATCTAACACGTTAGTCAAGATAGCAGCACAAGACCCTGCAGTGCGTAGGGGTACTGCGTGGAATAGCGGCAGTGGAGGGGCGATTGCCGCGTGCTAAAGTGACAAGGAACACAGAGGAACTGTGTTGGGAACAGCTTTCAAAGCTAGCATCTGGATCCAAAAAACGCCCCGAATTTGTACAGCAGCTGTATCAACTGCCATTCTTATAAGTTAGCGGGACGCCAGGAACAGCAGGAAAAAAATCAATACCCTGCCCCCACAGAAATTATCATGTACCTTATGCTCTTAATTAGTACATGCTAAAAACGGTGGTAATAGGGTATTGATTTTTTTTCGATTGGATCCTTGGTTCCTGATAAAATGTTCGTAAGTAGAAATAGAAATCGACTTGCTGCTGTACACATTTGCAGCAGAAGTGTGGTTCGATGCGAATTTATGAACACGTGTACCTATGTATTCCTATCATACATAGTAGCAAACAGCCGCACGAGTGTCGCAACCCGCACGCACGTGCCGAAAATGAGTGCTGACGCAAGGCGCTTGCGCGCCTGCCGCTACTTGCGCTTCCTCCACGCGCCGCCATCCGCAGGCGCTTCGCCGCGAGGAACCCCGCCGATCCGCGACCCGATGCCGTACACCCGCGCGTACTGGCACGCAGCCAGCGTAGGGTTGCCGATTCTGCCGAGTGCCGCATAGGCCGCGCCGATCGGCGGCGAGTTATCGACCTTGCCGTGATACTCGGCATCGCTCATGATGCAAAGGCCGTCGCCGCGCGGCATCGAGCCTGCGGGAAGTCTGAAAGTGCGGGACATGTCAGGCCCCCAGTTCTGCGCAGGTCAGCGCGTCGCTGCACACCGTGCCGTAGCCCGCCATGTCGCCGCCGCACACTTCCCACATGGCGTCCTGCCAGTCCTGGCGCATCTCGCTTTCGCGCAGCACGCTCCACGCGTTGCCGACGGGGCCGATATACGTCCACGGCACGCATTGGGCCTGCGGCTCCACGCCGAAGATGGTCTGTGGCACGTAGAGGTGCCCGCGGTGAAATGCAGTGTTCATGCTAACTCCGTTGTCTGCGCACCATTGCGCATTGCCTAACCCGCTAACACAGGCTAGGCAATGCGGCCCCGTCGGGGCCGCACTGGGGCTTACTCGGCCGTCGCGGGCTGCTCGGCGCCGTTTTCCACCACGTCACCCTCGGCCACCTCGGGCTTGAAGGCGGGCAGCTGCTGCAACGCGTTGCACAGCATGCGGGCTTCGGCTTGCTTGGTCAGCTTGCCGGCACTGGTGCGCTCCTTGTACTCGGCGCGCAGAACCGCGTTGATGAGCGTGCCCATCGTGGACTTGTTCGCCCAGGGAGTGCCGATCAACTTCTCGGCGGCCTTGCCGATCGCGGGAAACGCGGCGCACAGGATGTCCGACGCGGGACGATAACGGCCATTGGCGGCCTTGAGCAGCGCAGCTTCGAGCGCGGCATCCTTCAGCGCAGCGAGCGCAGCGCCGCCCTTGAACAGCGCGCCCTCAGCGGTCATGGTATGCCCGTTGCCCTTCTTGTCGAAGTAGGCGACGGCACCCGTGTCGGCGTTGGAAAAGATGGCAATGGCGGTTTCGATCTTGGTCATGGTGAACTCCAGTAGGGGTTAGGACACTGCACCCGGAATGGGCACAGTGGATAGCCCCCTAGGGGCTTGCCTACGGGTTAGCGTAGGCCGTGCGCTACATTGCCGCGACTACGGATAACGTCGGACTTCCACCCCAAACCATGCGGATCTATGCCATGCAGGGAGATGCTATTCACTAAACCCGGCCCATGTTTTTCTCGGGTTAGCCCTTCGCGTGCTGCGCATGATTCAAGGGATGCCGACGCGCCGCGAACACTTCGCACACGTTGGCGCAATATCTCACCCCTATTGCGAAGGGTCGGGCAATAGTGGACGGCCTAGCTTGCGCCGCAAGTCAACACCGATCCCGAAGTCAAATTGTGAAAGAGCGGGCTCCAAGTCAGTCTGAGCGGTTCATGCGAGCGTCGCGGGGCCACGAGGGCGAGCGGCGCGAAGGCACGAGGCATCGACTAACTTGTTAAAGAGCGGTACTACACCTAGGGGGCCGCGTCAGGCAGGGGGCGGCGGGGGAGGGGGTACCGGGTGGGGCCGCGGGCACGCGAGGGGGTACCCCCCGCCTAGGACCCGCTCAGACATCCCAGCCCATTTTTGAACTACTTAGCACCACCATGTAAAGCTCCGCCTACGCTCAGTCCCCCCCCCAACCCCTGCCGTCCCGCTACCTTTGATACACTTCGCACTAACATGTCAGCGAACGCTCACGCCGAAACCCTGGCCCAGATCAAGCAGGACAACCTGCACAGTGCCGCCCTGGCCGCGAAAGCCTCGCCGGAGCTGATCGAGCAGCTGGCGATCGACGCGATGACCACGACGGATGCCGACCTTCGGCGCAAGATCCTGGAAACCCTCCACAAGGTCGGCTGGAGTGCCGAGCCCAAGGCGGTGGCCACGCCCTACCAGGTGGCCAATTTCCAGATCGTCCTGGACGGGAGCGTCATGCAGACACGGCCCCAGCTGCCCACCGTGGAGGAAGTGCCGCCCCCACCGCTGCCGGCCCCCGAGCCGGTCCAGTCCCCCGCGTACAAGTTCGCCGTCCTGGACGACGAGGAATACTCGCTGCTCGACGCGGTCGACGACTGATGAAGTACATCCCCTCCCAGACCGGTGTCGAGTTCATCAAGGACCGCAGCTTCATCAAGCTGATCTGGGGCCCCGTGGGCAGCGGGAAATCCACCGTGTGCCTGATGGACCTGCTGGCCAGGGCGTATGACCAGACCCCGTTCAACGGGCTGCGGCGCACCAAGTTCGGGATCATGCGGAACACCGCCGCGCAGCTGAAATCGACGGTCAAGCCGATGATCGACGAGTGGCTGGTCACCATGCCGATGGAGTCCGACGGGGCCGCCCTCGGCCAGTGGCGTCTGACCGACAATACATTCGAAATACAGCTACTTCTGCCGGACGGCACCCGCATGCACACGGAGCTGATCCTGCTGGCCGCGGATACCCCGGACGACGTCCGGCGACTGCTGTCCCTGCAGCTGTCCGCTGCCTGGGTGGAGGAGGCCCGCGAGATCGACGAGGAGGTGTTCAAGGGCCTGCTGGGCCGCGTGGACCGGTTCCCCAGCCGCGTGGCTGGCGGGGTGAAGTACCCCGGCGTGATCTGCTCGACGAACGCCCCGGCGCTGAATTCGTACTGGCACAAGCTGATCGTCTCGCCCCCGTCGAACATGCAGGTGTTCGAGCAGCCCGCGGCCGTCCTGGAAGACCTGACGGTGAACCCCGAGGCGGATAACCTGATGTACCTCGGCGAGGACTATTACCCGAACCTGATGTCCGCGAACAACGAGGACTGGGTGGACGTGTACCTGCGGAACAAGTTCGGCATGGGTAACGCCGGGCAGGCTGTGTACCGCTCGACGTTCAAGAAGTCGTTCCACGTCAGCAAGACGGAACTGCGGGCGGTGCCGGGCACGGCGCATCCGATCATCGTGGGCATGGACAACGGGTTGCAGGCCGCGGCAGCGATCATGCAGCAGGACGCCCGGGGGATCGTCAACGTGCTGTCGGAGTGCTACGTCTCCGAGGACCAGACGATGGGCGTGGAGACGTTCCTGGACAGGCTGCTGGTGCCGCACCTGACGGCGAAGTACCCGATACGCAAGGACGGGTTCCTGTTCGTCCTGGACCCGGCGTGTTTCCAGCGCAGCCAGGTCAACGAGGCCACGATCGCCCAGGCGGTGCAGGCCCGGGGGTTCAAGGTGGTGCGCGCCTCGACGAACGACCCGGACAAGCGCCAGCTGGCCCTGGAGGGCCTGCTCAACCGCGCCTACGACGGCGGGCCGGGGCTACGGTTCGACCCGGGGTGCCAGCACCTGATTGCCGCGATGGAGTGGGGGTACCGGTACAAGAAGATGGCCAACGGGCAGCAGACCACCACCAGGGACAAGACCCACCACAGCCACATCGCCGAGGCGGCGGAGTACGCCGCGGGGCACTACAACGCCCAGGTCAGCCAGACCCACACGGCGTTCCAGACCAAGGCGCGCACGGTCAAGCCGGTGGCGTATGCTTACGTCTGACATCTTCACGATCAAGCTGCGCAGTGTCAGCGAGCCGTTCGATGCCGGCTTGCACGTCGAGTTGAAGTTCGACGTCAGTTCGTCCAGCGGCGAGGAGGGCGAGCTGTATCTGCGGGTCAGGCCGGCGGAGGCGTACAAGTACCAGACCTCGGAGGTCCTGGCAGGGCAGTTCGTGCGTGTTTCGTGCCCGGTTACCACCTGACCCCCTAACGTGTTAGACTAGCCCCATGCAGACACTGGGGTTGCCTATGCCTGGACCCATGCCCGTCGCGGCAGGTGCCCCCGTTGCTGCCCCAGCAGGATCGCTGCTGCCCCAGACCGTGAACCTGGGCGGGCTGCTCACCGCGCGTAACCAGGCCGCCGTGCTGCAGATGGAGCGCCAGGAGGCGTTCGCCAGCCAGTACCGCGAGGAGCAGGCGCAGCCCGTGATCACCGGGCTGGCCGGGCACGTGAAGGGGTTCTGGACCAAGGCGTCCCAGGCGCGCACCACCGTCGAGACCGAGATGGTCGAGGCCATGCTGGCGCGGCGTGGCGAGTACACCGCGGCGAAACTGCAGCAGATACGGGACGCCAAGCAGCCGGCCATCTACATGATGGTCGCGTCGTCCAAGATGCGCCAGGTCGAAGCCCTGCTGCGCGACGTGCTGCTCGGCACGGGGTCGGACAAGCCCTGGACCCTGGCCCCAACGCCGGAGCCTGAGCTGCCCCCGCAGCTCGTGGCGGCCGTCACCCAGCAGCTGGCTGGGGAGATCCAGCAGGCCATGATGGGCGGGTTCATGCCCACGATGCAGGCCGCGCAGGCGAGGTTGCGCGAGATGCGCGACGAGCTGCAGCCGCTGCTCATGGAGCAGGCGAAGAAGCACGCCGAGCGCATGGAGACGAAGATGGAGGACCAGCTCGTCGAGGGCGGGATACTCCAGGCGCTGGATTCGCTGGTCACGGACATCGGGACGTTCAAGTCGGCGTTCCTGGGCGGGCCGTTCGTGCGGCGCAAGCCCGTGATGTCCTGGTCCCCGGACGGCGAGCTGGTTGTCACGGACGACCTGGTGCTGGAGTGGGAGCGGGTAGACCCGTTCGACATGTACCCGGCGCCCTGGGCGAAGAACATCCAGAAGGACGACCTGATCCGCCGCTGGCGCCTGAGCCGGGGCCAGCTCAACGAGCTGATCGGCGTCGAGGGGTTCAGCGAGGCGGCGATACGCCAGGTCCTGACGGATTACCCCAGCGGGCACCGCGAGTGGCAGTCGATCGACTCCCAGGTTGCTGCCGCGGAGGGGAAGGACCAGTCAGACATCCTGGAGTCCGGGCTGTACGACACGCTGCAGTACTGGGGCTCGGCCAGCGGCCAGATGCTGCTCGACTGGGGCATGGACGCCTCCCAGGTGCCCGACGCCCAGAAGGAGTACCAGGTCGAAGCCTGGATGGTCGGCACGCACGTCATCAAGGCGGTGCTCAACGCCGACCCGCTGGGTCGCCGGCCGTACTACTCGACCAGTTACCAGATCGTCCCCGGCTCGGTGTGGGGCAACAGCCCCTACGACCTGTGCCGCGACTGCCAGGACATGTGCAACGCCTCGGCTCGCTCGCTGGCGGCGAACATGGGCATCAGCTCCGGGCCCCAGGTGGCCGTGATCTCCAACCGCATCCCGGCGGGCGAGGAGATCACCGAGATGTACCCGTGGAAGATCTGGCAGTTCGAGACCGACCCGATGGGGTCGACGGCCAAGCCCATCGAGTTCTTCCAGCCCGGGAGCAACGCCAACGAGCTGATGGCCGTGTTCGAGCGGTTCAGCCTGCTGGCTGACGAGTATGTCGGGGTGCCGCGCTACATGGCCGGGTTCAATGGCGGCGAGGGCGGCGCAGGGCGCACTGCCAGCGGCATCGCGTTGATGGTGGGCAACGCGAGCAAGGCGATCAAGCAGGTAGTCGGCTCGATCGACGTTTACGTCATCACCCCACTGCTGGAGAGATTATATTACTATAACATGCGTTATAGTGACGATCCAGCGCTGAAAGGGGACGTTAAGATAGTCGCCAGAGGGGCCACGTCACTGATTGCAAAGGAATCTGCCCAGGTCCGGCTGAACGAGTTCTTGGCGGCTACGACTAACCCAGTCGATATGCAGATCGTCGGGCTAGATGGCCGGGCGGAGCTGTTGCGCCACGCTGCTAGGCGTCTTGACGTAAACGCGGATAAGGTGGTACCGCCGGCCGGTGTTTTGGCGATGCGCGGGGCGCAGGCCATGCAACAGCAGGCATTGCAACAAGGCACCCCAGCAAGCCCCACAGGCAGCAAAGAGCAGTTGCAGAACGGCGAGCCTGTCACGGACAATTTTAGCCCCCGCGCCAAGTAGGTCACCGTGCCGTACCATCCCTCCGTCCGTAAGCAGAAGCAGGCTGAGTACGTTGCTAGGAACAAGGAGCGCCTGCGCGAGAAGCAGAAAGCGTGGTACCAGACCAACCGCGACGCGCAGCTCGAACTGATGCGTAGACGCTACTCCGAAAAACGCGACGAGGTTCGCGCAGAACAACGGGCGTACTACCAGGAAAACGTAGGTTCAATACGGGCGAAGCAGGCGGAATGGAAAGCCGCGAACCCAAACTACGACAGAGATCGGTACGCGTTCAACCCCGCACCGTTCATCGCCAAGTCTTCAAGCCGCAGAGCGGCGGAACTGCAACGACGCCCCCGGTGGGATAACGAGTTAGACGAGATGGTCATGCTGGAGGCCGCCGACTTGGCGGTGCGTAGGCGTCAGGCAACCGGCATCGACTGGCATGTAGATCACATTGTCCCGCTTCGCGGCGACACGGTGTGTGGGCTCCACGTCTGGAACAACTTACAGGTTATCCCGGCGGTGGAGAACGTCCGTAAGGGCAACCGTTTCCAGCAAGGAGCCGCGTGATGGCAACCAAGAAGCCCAACCCATTCGCCAAGTACCGCGAAGGCAAAGAGTCCAAGGCCCACGAGAAGGGCGAGTCGAAGGGCTTGCAGCGCTACGAGGCCAAGAAGGGCATGGAGCGTCACGGCAAGAAAGCCGGCAGGAAGTGCTGACGTGGAGCAGGAAGCCCACCGGGATGACCGTGAGGATCACTGGCACCTAGACAAAAAGGTACCGGTTGCGTTCATCGTCGTCTTGCTGGGATACGGTCTGGCGGGCATGTGGTTCATCGCCGACATCAAGAAGGACGTCGAGATCCTGAAGGCGGCCAACGTGTCTCAGTCCCAGCGCGACAGCCTGCAGGACAAGCTCTTGGCCGACGGAGTGGCGCTCATCCGCGCCGACATGGCCTACATCCGGCAGCAGCTGGACTTGCTGATCCGCGACGGGGCGAAGAGGTGAAGCCCTACGGCCCGCTTCCCGTCCGCGGGTACGAGCCAGTGTCTAACGACGTGTACAAGAAGCGGCAGGATGAAACAGTTGAAAGGCTGTTAGAATCACTTGGCCAACAGGTGTTAGAGCGACGCAAGTCGACGCCACGGCCCGCCAAGGGCGAACACGAGGACTAACATGAACCTGCCGATCATCCCGCACGACAAGGCGCTGCACTTCATCTACGGCCTGGCCGTGGGTGTGGTGTCCTACAACGCGGCGATCAAGGCCGGCTTTGCCGGCTACGCCGTGGTCATCGGCTTCCTGGCCGCTGCCGTGGTTGGTGCGGCGAAGGAAGGGCTCGACTGGCTGCTGAACAAGCGGGCCGTCAAGGCTGGCCTGCCGGCCCCGCACACCGTGTCGCTCCCCGACGCCATCGCAACCGCAGCAGGCGGGGCTGTGCTCTGGTTTGTCTGACATGGCGAACTTCCTGCCGGCCTACGAGCGCGTGATCGTCCTGGAGGGCGGGTACACGCTGCACGATGTTAAGGATGACAGGGGCGGGCAGACCTACGCCGGCATCGCGCGCAAGCACTGGCCTGCGTGGCCGGGTTGGCAGCACATCGACCATGACGAGACGCCCCCGACGCCGCTGGTGCGCGAGTTCTATCGGAAGTATTTCTGGGACGCCGTCAAGGGCGACGAAATTGCCGACCAGGACATCGCCACCTCGGTCTATTCCTGCGCCGTGAATATGGGCGTGAAGGTGGCGACGCGACTTGTCCAGGTGGTTGTTGGCACCACGCCGGATGGTGACTTCGGGCCTCGTACTCTGTCGGCGCTGAACGCATTCAACCCGGCGCTGTTCCTGGCGCGCTTCAGCATCGCCAAGATGGCGCGCTATGCCGAGATCGTGCGCCGCGACAGGTCGCAGGCCAAGTTCCTGTTGGGCTGGGTGAGCCGCGTGCTGAAGGAGTCGCCATGATCCCCGCCGCCATCCTGGCCCCGGCCATCGGCAGCATCGCCGAGACAATCGCCGGCATCATTGACAGCGTCCACACCTCCGACGAGGAGCGTCTGCAGGCCGCGCTCGAGGCGCAGAAGCTCGGCATCGAGGAGGCCAAGATCAGCGCCGGCCTGCTGCAAGGCCAGATGGCCGTCAACGTCGAGGAGGCCAAGCACTCCTCGGTGTTCGTCGCCGGCTGGCGCCCGGCGGTGGGCTGGGTCGGCGTGCTCGGCCTGCTTTACCAATTCGTGCTCTACCCCCTGATGATCTGGGGCTGGGCCATGTTTCAGGCGTGGGGCTGGGTGCCGGGTGACATGCGGCCTCCGCCCCTGCTTGATGTCGATGCGCTAATCGTGCTGCTCGGGGCCATCCTGGGCATCGGAGCAGCGCGCACCGTGGAAAAGGTCAAGGGCGTCGCCCAGACCAGGTAGCAATCCGCCGCAAGGCGCAATTTGAAGGAGCCATGATGGCAACCGAAATCGCTCAGAACAGCACCCGCAACATCGACGCGCTCGGCATCGTCCTGCGCATGGACAAGATCGTCAAGGAACTGATCGGCTCGCAGTCGCACGGCGTGTCCGTCGTCCGTGAAGCCGACTTCGAGCGCGCGAATGCGTATCTCGATGAGTTGGAGTCGTTCGTGGCCCACTGCTCGCGCCGTCCGCAGCAGGACTACCCGAAGACCTACGACATGGAAATCAAGCTCCCCGAGCCCACCGTCGTTCCGATGATGGACAACCTCGCCGTGCTGCACCTCGCGCAGATGGTGGACACGTGGCGCTACGAAATCGCCAACAGCGAAACCAGCCGCTGGTCGTCGGGCATCCACGGCCCGGATGCGAAGCGCCTGGCGAACTACTTCGGCGACTACCGCGCGTTCTTCCAGGAGCACATCGCCACGCAGCTTCCGCAGGACTACCCGGAGACGGTGCCGTCCTTCCCTTTGACGGGCAAGGGCGCGCTGGGCGTCTGACGCCATGCGACCGCAGCAGCTACTTGATGCGAAGGCGGCTGCTGCCGCCGCGCCCGCTCCTTCACCGAAAGGGAACAAGCCTATGGCAACCGACAAGACCGTCAACGCCACCGTCATCGTTGTACGCGATGGCAGCGCAACGACACAGAACTTCCCGGCTCTCGGGTATGCCACCTTCGTGGCGCTTCAGTCCGCATGTGCCGGCGTTCTGTCCATGCTTCAGTCGTGGGGCTCGATCCGAGTGGCAGAAATGGCTGAAGGCCGCGATGGAGACCGCCCGGGCGGCGAGTGCGAACTTCGCCTGTCGCTGATGGCCGATCACGGTGGCGGCGGCACCTCCGAAGTCACGTTGTCCTACACCGGCATCTCGGCCAAGGACGCCGATGAAATCACCGGGGCGATGATGGGCGCGGTTGCCTCGGTGGTGAAGCCGAAGGCGTAGTTCGTGGAGTACGTTTCTACGGCGCTGTCCGGCCCGGTCATGTTCTGGGTCGGGCTCGCCGTGGGCGTGCTGCTGACGCTTCTAGCCGTTTCTGAATGCGGTAAGTGAAAGATACTGACGTATTCCAGCGCATCCCTGCCAACGTCCTTCGCCCCTGGCTAGAAAAGGAACAAGCCGAGGCCCTTCGCCTGCTGACACATGGCGTGGACACCGTAGCCATATACCGGGCACAGGGTCGTGCGCTGTTCATCGAACATTTACTGAAGCTGTTGACCGCAGCCCAATCCACCCGTTGACAACGGTCATCTAACGTGTTAGAGTTGTCAGTAGGTACTTACCAACGCTAGTCCACAGTGGCAGCGTGAGGAGATAAGACTATGGCTGTTCCGAAGAATGTGCAGCGTCAGCTCGACGCGGCCGAGGCGACTCAGCAGGCAATTGCTGCGGAAGCTGTCACCCAGGACCCGAACCTCGTCACTGACGTTCGCCAACTGGAGCAGCCGGCCCCAACCCCCGCTGTAGCACCCGAGCCGACTCCGGCACCCGCACCAGCCCCACAGTCCCAGGACTCGCTTGACCACAAGTTCCGCACGCTCCAGGGCATGTGGAATGCGGAGAGGGCGCAGAACAAGGCGCTGGAAAGTCAACTGAGCCAGCTTTCGCAGCAGGTTCAGGTTCTGGTCGCAGCGGCATCGAAACCCGCAGCGCCGGTACAGACTCCGGCCCCCCAGGCGGACCCGCGAGATGCGGCGCAGTTCGGCGAGGACATGGTGGAGATGGTGCAGCGGTATACGACCCGTGCACTGGAAGCGATGCGCAGCGACGTAGCTGCCGTTGCTGCTGATCTGGACAAGCGGCTGAAGTCGCTGGAAGGTCAGATCGGCGGAGTGAGCCAGAAGACCGAGATGACCTTGGAGCAAGCGTTCTACGGCGCGTTGGATCAGGCAGTGCCCGAGTGGCGCCAGATCAACGTGGACGAGCGCTGGCTGGCGTGGCTGGGCGAAGTGGACGAGGTCTACGGTGCCCCACGGCAAGCCGCACTCGAATCCGCACATCAGCGGATGGACGCCAAGCGGGTCATTGCGATCTTCAACCAGTTCAAGGCGGCCACGCCTGCGAAGCCGAAGCTGGAATCCCAGCAGACGCCGAGCGGATCGGGGCAGCCGGCACCGGTCCCGCAGGCCGAGCCAGTGAAGCGAATGGTTTCGACGAAGCTGGTGAAGCAGTTCTACGACGACCTGGCCAAAGGACGTTATCGCGGGCGTGAAGCGGAAGCGGATCGCCTACAGGCTGAAATTGATCGGGCCGCTATGGAAGGCCGCATCGTGTAGAGCACGGCGGTTGGTGGCCCCTAAAGGAGAGCAGAGATGGCTGGAATTACCCCCGCAGCAGTTACCGCGGTAACTGGCTCATTCGCCACCAACCCGTCGTACTCGGGTACCTTCATCCCGACCCTGTGGTCGGCCAAGCTGAACGCGAAGTTCTACACGGCTTCGACGTTCGCCGACATCTGCAACCGCGACTGGGAAGGCGACGTCTCGAACCTTGGCGACAAGGTCGTGATCAACAACATCCCGAACATCACGATCAGCAACTACTCGGCTGGCTCGACCCTGACTTACCAGGTGCCGACGCCGAACACGGTTGAGCTGGCGCTGGACAAGGCGAAGTACTTCGGCTTCCAGGTCAACGATGTGCTGGAGTTCCAGGCCAAGCCGGATCTGATGAACACCTTCTCCGACGACGCTTCGGAGCAGATGCGCATTGCGATCGACTCGACCTGCATCTACGGCTCGTTCATGCAGGGCGACGCGGACAACCGCGGCACCGCCGCGGGCGTGGGCAACTACGGCATGGGTACGGACGCGACTCCCATCGCGTTGAACGCGACCGCCGGCAACGCCAACAACGTGCTGACCAAGATCCTGGAAATGGCTTCGGTGTTGGACGAGCGCAACGTGCCGGAGAGCAACCGCTGGATCGTGATCGACCCGGCAGCCCGCGTCCTGCTGATGCAGACCAACCTGGCCCAGGCCAACCTGATGGGTGACGCCAAGTCCCCGGTGCGCAACGGCATGATCGGCATGATCGACCGCTTCAAGGTCTACGTGTCGAACAACCTGCCGCGCGGCGCCGCCGGCACGGCCCCCACCGGCAACTGGGTCTCCGGCGACGGCACGGAAACCTCGGTCGCAGTCGTTGGCACGGGCGTGGCGCGTAAGGCGATCATCGCTGGCCACACCAGCGCCGTCGCGTTCGCGTCGCAAATCTCGAAGGTCGAGACGCTGCGCAACCCGACGGACTTCGGCGACTACATCCGCGGCCTGCAGATTTTCGGTCACAAGGTGGTCGTTCCGACCGCGCTGGTCACGATGGTCGCTACCGCCGCTTGATGCACTAGCATCTAACGTGTAAGAGCGTACAATACGCCCGGGTTCGTCCCGGGCGTAGTTTTTCTGGAGACCGAATTGGGTACCATCACTGCACAAGCGATCATCGACAAGGCGCAGACGATCCTCCAGGACACCACCGAGGTTCGGTGGACTGAGACGGAGCTGCTGGGCTGGTTGAACGACGGGCAGCGCGAGATTGCGATCATGCGCCCCGACCTGTTCTCGGTGCTTGCCAACGTCACATGTGTCGCCGGCACTAAACAGTCCATACCCGCCAACGGTACCGCGCTGTTGCGGGTGATCCGCAACATGGGGGTAGGCGGCGCTACACCGGGCCGAGCGATCCGCCAAGTTCCTATGGATCTGCTCGACGCCAACGTGCCGGACTGGCACACCAAGGCGTCGGCGACGGAGATCCTGCACGTCGCCACCGACCCGAAGATGCCGAAGGTGTTCTACACGTACCCACCGGCCACGGTTTCGACCCAGTTGGAGGTTCTGTACGGCGCCTCGCCGACTGACGTTGCTGCCAAGGGCAATGCAATCGGTGTGGACGACGTGTTCGCCACCCCGCTGATCGACTACCTGTGCTTCCGCGCCTACAGCAAGGACCAGGACTTGACTGGCAACACCGAGCGTGCGACCAGCCACCTCCAGAAGTTCACCAGCACGGTCAACGCCAAGACCGCTGCCGACAGCGCCGTCGTGGCCAACAACCTGAACGTCAAGGGCTGACGTGAAGCGTCTCAGTTCGTTCCTTCCCTGGGTGGTCCCCCACGCGATGGGGGTGACGGACATGTACGCCGAGCAGGCGGTACGTGACGCGTGCATCGAGTTCTGCGAGCGCACGGAGATCATTCAGGGCGTCGACGCGTACTCGACGGTGTCCGGTACGGCGGAATACGACATCCAGGCTCCTACCCAGCAGCGCTTGGTGCGGGTGGTTCGCGTCACGTACAACGCTGTCGAGCTAGCCCCTGTGGCCATCGACGAAGTCAAGCACGGCGCCGCCATGCGGGCCGGAGTCGACACCACGGTGGCTTCGGACAGCGGCACACCGTACTGCTTCTACCAGCGCACCCCGAGCGACACGGCGATCTACTTGTGGCCCGTGCCTAACACCTCGGTGACCGGCGCCCTGGGCGTTCGCGCGGCGTTCGCGCCTACACGCACCTGCAACCAGGTCGAGGACGACCTGTACGACGTATGGATCACCGAGATCGTCAGTGGCGCTCTGGCGAAGCTGTTGATCACCCCAGGTCAGCCGTTCACGAACTCGTCGCTGGCGGAGCACCACCGCAAGCAGTTCGAGTCCGGGATGGCCAAGGCCATCGGCGACGCCAAGCGCGGGGCAACGCGCGGGGCGCTGCGGGTTCAGCCTAGGGCGTTCGCCTAGGAGGCGGCGTGAAAGAATACTTCTGGAACATCTTCATTGCCTTGACGCAGCTTCTCAACACGTTGACGGGCGGCTGGCCGGACGAGTCCACATCGAGCCGCGTGTACCGGCTGTCTCAGGCGGGGATGCCGCGAGCGAAGGTGATCCACGCCGCCATCGACAAGCTGTTCTTCTGGCAGCGGAACCACTGCAAGAGCGCATACGACGAAGAGCGCAAGCGCTACCAGTTCCCACCGACGTTGAGGTAAGTCATGCCCATTCAGATCAGTCAGTACGAGACGAAGCCTGCGGTCGCCATCAACGAGGTTCACGTCAGCGAGCTTCGCATCATCATCACCGAGGAAGACGCCGCCAAGGCGCAGGTTCGCATCGTCTACAAGCTGTTCGGGCGCGACGCAGAGGGGCGCAAGCACTTCCAGCCGCAGCAGAAGGTGCTGCAGATCGAGGACGCCTTCACAGAGGCTATGAGTCGTGCCATGCAGGGCGACATGGTGCTGGCGCAAGCCCTCGGGGCCATCGAGGCTGCGGTGGCGGGGCTGATCCAGCAGACCGGCGAGGTCGGTGAGGCCACGGTGGTCTGAGGTAGCCAATGGCCTTTCTAGTCGCCGCTGAGAGTGCGTCGTCGGCTGCGGCTGCGACCTACACTCAGCCCATCCCTGCGGGGCACCAGCAGAACGATCTTCTGCTGGCCGCGATCTATCAGGACGGCGGGGCCACGGCTTTCAGCGCGTTGCCGTCCGGGTGGGCGTTTCTGTCGTCACCAGCGCAGGCCGCAGAGAACGCGCAGCGCACGCACTTCGCTTGGAAGATCGCCGCCAATAGCAGCGAGGCAGATTTTTCCGTCACTGGCGCCACGGAAGAATGGGGCGTCACCATCATGGTCTGGCGCGGGGTCAATACCTCTACACCCTTCCACGGCACGGCGATCCGCACCAGCATCGCTGCATCTGCCGCGCCAGCATCCAGCGGTTCATACACCACTTCGACATCGAACGTCACCGTTCTGTACGTGCTGGGCTACGACGGTACAGATCGTCGCGGCATGCCGGCAACCCCGTCTGATCTGACCTTCGTGTCCAAGCTGGACTGCGAGGCGGCGGGCTTCTTGGGCATCGGCTACCGCAACCAGATTTCGGCTGGCACCGCGCCTGCCGTGACATTCCGCGTCAACAACTCCGACGGCGGCTCGTTTTGGGTTCTCGGCATCGCGGATGATGGCAACGGGAACATGGGGCCTGACTCTCGTCAGACCTATGAAGTCGTCGCCTACCACGGCGAGTACGCCTCGGCGCACGACACCGGCATCACATGGAACGCGCTGACCGGCATCACGGGATTGGTTGGACAGACCATCGACGGCATTGGAATAGACACCACTGCGCCAACCACGCTATCTATAACCAGTACCGTAAGCTCCGAGTGGAACAGGAACGAGTCCTCCAGCGTCGAAGCGCTGTCCAACCTGTCTTTCTCCAACAGCCTTGGAAGCGATGCTTGGGTAGGCGGGTCGTATCTGCTGCCCTCGACCACCGATATGTCGAACCGGCTGCTGCACGTTCGCATCACGTACAGCAACTTCGCCAGCCCTCTAGGCGACAAGGGTTTCATCGTTGTCCTTGAGGACACTGGCGGGGGTTGGGCCGCGTTCCGCGTGTCCGTCAAGAGCGGGCTATCTTCCATTGCCAACTCCAGCACTGCGGCCATCATCGACCTGCAGAACTGGACCCCGCTGGCATCAGCCGGGACAATGAACTGGAACTCGATCCGGCGCATCGGATACGGCATGCATCGCGTCGCCGGATCGACCGGCACCCGCACCATAGGCCCGAAGGACATCTTCCTTCTTCCGAAGGCCATCATGGTGGGTGGTAGCGCCAACTCTCCGTGCAGCGCGGCCGCACTGGAGCCCATGTTGCGCGGCTGGTCAGACGAGCCGCTGATGTTCGCTCTGCAGGGGGCAGGTCAGGGCCTTTCTCGCGGCTCAGTGCAGTTCGGTGACGGCAGCGCCAAGACCTACGTCGATGCCAAGGCCACCAGTTTCGAGTACCCGCGCCCGTTCAACGCGAGTGTGGCGCGCCGCAGTTGGCAAGTCGCCGAAGGCACCAACGAGCTTCGTATCAGGGCCGCTTCCACCGACACGGTACGGTACTCGACTGCCGTCGCAGCTACATCGTCCCGTCAGCGGTTCATCATCGACTCCACCAGCAGCGCCAGCGCGACATACGACTTCTCGGGCCTTGCGCTTGTCGGCTGGTCCGTGGAGAACAACGTCTCCGGCGTAGCCTTCAATGAGGTCACTTTCAGCGGTTGCTACACCATCACCCTGAACGGCGGGTCGATGTCGGGATGCACGGTGGGCGGCTCGCTGGCAACTTCGGCGGTCGTCACAAACAATCCTGCGAACATCAGTAACTGCCACTTCGATCAAGGCAGCGCCGGTCACGCCATCGAAATCACGTCCCCGGGCACCTACACATTCGCCGGCAACGTGTTCGACGGGTACGGCACCGCAGGTTCTACCGATGCGGCGATCTACAACAACAGCGGCGGCACGGTCACGCTGAACATCACGGGTGGCGGCAGCACACCGACCGTGCGCAACGGCGCGAGCGCATCAACCACGATCAACAACAACATCACCCTGACGCTCAACAACGTTGTGGTCGGGTCGGCCATCCGCATCGAGAAAGTGTCGGATGGGTCACTGGTTGAGTTCCGCGTGGCCGATGCGACAACCGAAGCCTTCGCGGTTGCGGCGAGCAACAACTACCGAGTGAAGGTGCGCAAGGGCACAGCCGCGCAGAAGTACCTGCCGTTCGAGACACAGACTGGCACCGTTACGTTGGACACACCCATCTTCGTGTCCCAAATTCCAGACACCATTGCAGCGTAGGAGTAGGCCGTGGCTTACGTCAACATCCCCACCCTGACCGACTGGCAGTACGACGAGTCGATCAAGAAGCTCAAGCACAACACGGGCACGGTCCGCGTGACGGTCAACACGCTGTACACGGCGTTGATGGACCTGATCGACGACGAGGTGTTCATCGACTCGACGGTGCCGATGTCGGCGCAGACGCCGACCGAGTACACGCTGATCAACGGCTGGGAATTCTCGGCGGATTCCGACCTGGGTTACCTGTACGGCGGCTCCATCGTGGTCGAGAAGGCCACGACCAACAAGGACGTCTGGGCCAACTTCTATACCCTGGGCACCATCGAGCCCGATGCGGTGATGTACATCTACCAGAACGGCGCCCTGGTGTCGTCGCATCCTGGGTACGCGCAAGGTCACATCGACCAGTTGGTGAAGGTAATCTCTGGCGGCGCAGCGGTGGCCACCGATGCAGAAGACCGCGCGGTCGTGATCTTCGCGCGGAACAACGCGGCAAGTAACGCCGACCTGTACGACCACTTCCGCTCGCAAGCCACGCTGACCGGCGGTCGCAACCCGGTGCCTATCGCCACCTCGCCGGATACGAACGATGACGGCGGCGGAAGCTCCGTCGTTGGGGTCACGGTGGCCTTCGGCGCGACCAGCCAGGACATCGGAGACGGCAACGGAGCGCAGGATTACGCCGTAACTATCAACGGTGGCGGCAACACGGTTGCTAACGTCTACAAGTACCTGAAGTACATCACTCGGCGTGAGAATACTTCCGCGGTTGGCACAGGCACATCGGTGCAGGGCCGGTTCTACCGCGCAGCGGGTTCATGGCCCGAAGTCAAGGCGGCGCCGTTCGGCACCTTCGCTGGCGGCAAGTTCTTCGGTGCCCGGGGCGTGTGGGTCACCAACGTACAGGACCCCAACAACCGCTCACTGGTCGACTCCAACGGCGTACCCCGCATCCCGCCGACACAGTTCACCGTCACGGTGACGGGCGTGGTGTCCGGCGACCGCGTGCTGGTGGCGCGCTCCTCGGCCGGCGCAGTCAACAAGAGCCAGTTCACGATCTCCTCGACCACGGCCAGCACCATCGTCGTCACGACCTCTCCCAGCGCCGACATCCCGACCAGCGGCGTCATTCGTGTGGGGGACACGCGTTTCACCTACTCGGGCCGCAGTGGGTCGACCTTCAGCGGTGTGAGCCCGTCGCCGAGCGGACAGACCGGCGCTTGCTGGGTGCCGCTGATC